AAAGACAGGGTTTTGCTGGCAAATAACAGCACGGCTATATCGTATTGGAACCCTATTGTTTTTAGTGAATGCACAGATATTGAAGTCCGGGCACAGGCGGACTCTGCTGGAGGTACAATTACAGCATCTTCTACTATCGATATAACTTACATTAAAAATGAAGAGTGGTCGTAATGCCTCGTAAAAAAGAGAATCCGATACGCAAGACAACTGGTAAGGGCGGCAACTACCGCAAAACCAAGTCTGGCGCGGGTATGACCAAAAAAGGTGTGGAAGCCTACAAAAAAGCTAATCCCGGTTCAAAATTAAAAACTGCTGTGACTGGAAAGGTCAAAAAAGGTAGCAAAGATGCAAAACGACGCAAATCATATTGCGCACGTTCTGCAGGTCAAATGAAAAAGTTTCCAAAAGCGGCGAAAGACCCTAACTCACGCCTAAGACAAGCGAGAAAGCGGTGGAAATGCTAATGGCGGATAAGAGTGTCCACGATTTGGAGTTGGAGCTAGTGAAGTTTCAAACGCAGCAAGATCATTTAGTAGACAGCGTAGATAAGCTGAAAGATGACATGAAAGAAGTCAAAGTCACTCTGTTTCAAGCAAAGTGGATGATTGTTGGTGCTTTGCTTGTAGCGGGACTGATGAATAGTGATATGCTTATGGAAGCTATAATAGGATTTTCTAAATAATGGCGATTGGTCGCTCTCAAATGTCTCAACAGGTGTCTAAGCCACCTATGAAGAGAAAGGTAAAGAAAAATGCCAAAAGACGCATGCTACCGAAAAGTAAAAGCAAGGTACAAAGTTTTTCCAAGCGCATACGCAAGCGGCGCAATCGCTAAATGCCGAAAAGTAGGCGCAAAGAATTGGGGAAACAAAAGTAAGAAAAAGCCTGTTAAGAAGGCTATGGGTGGTGCAATTATGCCGTCAAATGAGTTTCGCAAGCGTCCAGTGCGCCGTATGTTAGGTGGCGGAGAGGCGATTGCAAATGGATGCGGAAAAGTAATGACAGATCGTCGTAAAGTGACAAAGTTGAGCTAATGGCTGTTCGTAAGACAAAAAAAGGTGCTGCACTCAAGCGTTGGTTTAAAGAGGACTGGAAGGATGTCCGTACTGGCAAGGCTTGTGGTCGTAAAAAGGGAGAAAAACGAGGCACACCATATTGCAGACCAACAAAGCGTGTAAGTTCTAAAACGCCAAAAACCGCGTCAGAGATGACATCGACTGAAAAGAGTAGTAGAATAGCCCAAAAGAAGCGTCTTGGACAACCTGCAGGAAAACCGAAGCGCGTTAAGTCGCTTAAAAGGAAGAAGAAATGACCGTATCAGGCTCAACAGACTTTGAATTAGATGTTGCAGAGTACATCGAAGAGGCTTTTGAGCGTTGTGGCTTGGAAGCCCGTACAGGGTATGACCTGAAGACTGCAAAGCGTTCTTTGAACCTTATGTTTGCAGATTGGGCTAATCGAGGCTTAAACCAGTGGACAATTAAGCAAAGAACTATCACAGCGGTAGAATCTGATGGCGACTACACGCTAGATGGCGATGTTATAGACATTTTGTCCGCAGTTGTTCGTCGTAGCGGCACAGATTACACCATAGATCGTATTAGTCGTGACGAATATATAGCAATTCCAACAAAAACAACTGAAGGCCGTGTCACTCAATTCTTCGTTGATCGCCAAATAACGCCTGTTTTGAAGGTTTGGCCTGTGCCAGATAATAGTACAGATGTCATTGTATATGATTGCCTGACTCGTATTGATGACGCAGATACACAAACAAATACTGCAGATGTTCCGTTCCGCTTTTATCCATGCCTTTCAGCAGGATTGGCGTATTACATTGCGCTAAAACGTGCGCCTGAACGTGTTCAGATGTTAAAAGCAGTGTATGAAGAAGAAATGCGCCGTGCGATTGATGAAGACAGGGATCGTGCATCTTTCCAAATAACACCAAGTTTAAGGAATTATCGCATTGTCTAAATTTGCAACAGGTAAATGGGCCTACGGCATTTCAGACCGATCTGGTTTCAGATATCGGTTGAAAGACATGCGCAAAGAGTGGAATGGTCTTCTTGTTGGTAAAGATGAGTGGGAAGAGAAGCATCCGCAGTTAGAGCCTTTACGAGTTCCCCCAGACCCACAGGCGATTAAAGGCGCAAGACCAGAGCCAAATCTTGATCAAGAGAGAAACATACAATGGGGGTTTAACCCTGTTGGTGGACCTTCTGATGATGGTTTGACTCCCAATAGATTAAAAATGACAGGCTCTGTGGGAGCAGTTACGGTGGTGACAACATGAGTTTTACATACGCACAGCTTAAACAGGCGATTCAGGATTATACTGAAAATGATGAAACTACATTCGTCACAAACTTGCCTTTATTTATTCGGCAGGCAGAAGAGCGCATTTTAAAAAGCGTTCAGCTTAGTCTGTTTAGAAAAAACGCCACAGCAAGCACAACAGCAAGCGGTAAATACTTAGCGTGTCCAAATGATTTCTTAGCTCCGTTCTCTCTAAGCCTTGCAGGTACTGATGGAGATAAGTTCTTTATTGATTTTAAAGACCCTAGCTTTTTGCAAAGCTACACGCCTGATGCTACCACAACAGGCGCACCACGTTACTACTCAGTGTTTGATATCGACAACTTTTTGTTAGCTCCTACTCCAAACACAACATATACGGCTGAATTACATTACTTTTATAGACCAAATAGCCTAACGGCTGGAGCAGACGGCGGCACAACGTGGCTTAGTATAAATGCCGAGTTGACTCTTCTTTATGGTTCTCTTGTTGAGGCATATCTATTTATGAAGGGTGATCAAGATATGATGGCTTATTACGATAAAAGGTTTACTGAATCTATTTCTGGCCTAAAAATGCTAGGCGAAGCAAAGGAAACAACTGACGAATACCGTACTGGTAAGGTAATAAGGGCGAAGCAATAATGTTTAAGATAGACGTAAGTGTTCCACAAAACGAATCTGTCGTAGGCGTTCGCACTACAGAGAATCGTGGATTTTCACCTGAAGAGCTTGCAGAACAGTGTGTTCAGAAGGTGATTTCGGTTTCCGACAGTGCCCATCCGGGCATACGGGACCAAGCCCGTGCTTTTTCAAAGCACATTGAAACGCTTGTTGCATATTATATGCGTCAAGCTATTAGCAGTGACCGCACAACTGTGTATAATGCACTTAAAGACGCGGGACACTTCGACTTGGCTGAACTTATAAGGAGACTTTAACATGGCTTTCAGCGGCAACTACATGTGTACTTCCTTCAAGCAGGAATTGCTGACAGGAAGTCATAACTTTACAAACTCAAGTGGTGATACGTTTAAGTTAGCTTTGTACACCAATAGTGCCTCGTTTAACGCGGCGACTACAGCATACACAAGCTCAAACGAAGTGGGTAACTCTGGTTCGTATGCGGCGGGTGGCGGTGCGTTGACGAACGTAACTCCAACAACTTCTGGCACAACAGCGTTGACAGACTTTGCGGACTTAACGTTTACGTCAGCGACAATCACTGCGCGTGGGGCGTTGATCTACAACACTACAACAGGTGCGGGTTCTGGAACAACTGATACAGTAGTTGTACTAGACTTTGGTTCTGACAAGTCCTCTACAGCGGGTGACTTCCAGATCGTATTCCCAACGGCTGACGCATCTAACGCAATTATCCGTATCGCGTAAGGGGCTACCCTATGGCGAACATCAACGGTTGGGGTCGTGGGGCATGGAGCGAGGGTGCTTGGAGCGAAGCACTCCCCGTTCGTGTAGGCCATACTCTTAACGGTTGGGGTGAGATAGGTTTTGGTGTTACATCTTGGGGCGGCGAGCAGTCTACACTTGGCGCTATGCAGGGCCAAGTTGGTGTTGCGGTCATTCGCGAAAATGTTTCGGTTACGCTTACGGGACTAGGCTTGGTTAGTGCCGTTGGTTCTGTTATTGCGAAGGGCAACAATAGTGTTGAGGCTGTTGGTGTTGAAGGCACAGGCACAGTTGGGGATGTAACTCTTCGGACGGAGCAAAACATTCCAACAACAGGTCTTGAGGCAACAATGGCGGTTGGTTCTGTCACTGTTGTGGAAGGAGCCGGGGTTACGGTCACACTTACGGCGTCATTGCTTGGAACAACAGCGCTTAACGGAGTTACTGTTGTTATTAACGCTTACGCCCCAGCGACAGGTCTTGAGGCTTCGGGGAATGTTGGCAGTGTCACGATCATCGAAGGCACGGGTGTAGATGTAAATGTGACAGGAATCGCTGCTACAGGCGGCGTGACTGAACCATCTATTATTGGCGACTCGACTCTAAGCATAACAGGATTAGCCGCGACAGCTTCTGTTGGTGACGTTGATCTTCGTACTTTTCAACGGGTTCCAGTTAATAGTATTGGAATGATTGCTTCAGGGCAAGTTGGACAAAGTACGGTTGAAGCTGATGCCATTGTAAGCGTTACAGGGCTTTCTTCTAGCGCAACAGTTGGTTCTGTGCTAGTTTATGATAACATTGTTCCAAATCCGGGTACGTCTTGGACGCCTGTGTCTCCCTCTGGTGGAGAAACATGGGCTGAAGAGGAGCCAACACCGGGTACAAATTGGACTGAAATAGCAGCGTAAAGGTAAGGATATATGGCTACCTATACAACAAACGGCGGGATAAAAAAGATCGCCACGGGGGATGAATCCGGCACATGGGGTACATCTACCAACACGAACTTCGATATCATTGACCGTTTGGCGGTAGGTGTCGGAGATGTTACCCTTTCGGGAACAACGCACACTCTTACGACAAGCGACGGGTCGGCTTCAGATGGTCAGTATCATGTTATTGTTTTGGGTGGGTCGCCTTCTGGGACTAATACGATCACGGTAAGTCCGAATGACGTAAAGCGTTTGTACTTTGTTAAGAATAACTCAGGTCAGACGGCCACATTCTCTCAAGGCTCTGGTGCTAACGTAAGCATATCAAATGGCAAGTCCGCAATCATATACGCTGATGGAGCAGGCTCTGGCGCAGCGGTTGTAGACCTTACCGCTACATTTGCTTCAGTTCCTGTTACTGGGGCATTGCTTGCCGCGAATAATTTGAGTGATGTTTCAAACGCAGGGACATCACGAACGAATCTAGGCGTGGCAGTTGGATCAGATGTATTGGCGTATGACGCTAACTTGCAGGCATTTGTAACTGCGCTTACTCTGCCGACATCGGATGGCACAAGCGGTCAGGCATTAGTTACTAACGGAAGCGGCACTATTAGT